ACCGATGTTGTAGTAACTGTAATCACCGAATGCGATAGCACCCTCGGGAACATACGCAGAGGTATGAACATCGTATCCGAGAATCTTGTCGCTCTCGCCCTGGGTGTAAGCCGGAGTCCAAAGGTACTGACCCTGGTTATCCTTGAACTTTCTGATTGCAGAGAGGTTCTTGTCGTTGATGATGAACGATGCGTTCTTGCGATAAGGTCTCTTCAGACCGTATACAAGGTCGATAAGGTCATCCGCCTTAAGTGCTGCCGTAAGGGTATCAAGCACATGGCCGCCCTTGGTAGGGTCAAAGATACCAGTAGGCTTGCCCTGTCCGTCACCGTTGAGGAATGCATCCTCTTCGGCATTACCGAGTGCCTTACCGAACATCGTGATGATGTAGTTCTCAAGGTTGAAGGCGCTGTCATACAGAAGTTCCTCTGTTACCTTGATAGCAACATGAAGCTTGAAGGCATCCAAATAGATCTGGTCAAACTTCGCATCACCGAAGGAAAGCGCTCCACCTTCCTCAATCCATGCAGCCGCAGGCTTGGTAGCTGCGATGTTGATCTTGTGTTCCCCGGAAGTAGTAATCTTGGTAGCAAGACCACGCATGATATTCTCCTCTTCGAGTACATCGATGAGTCTCTTATCATATTCCACAGGCACAAGGTAACCACCATCGGCATCGACACCTTCCTGCATCACATTGGAAATCTGACGGAAGTTGGAACGGAGTGCTGTAAGCATAGCCTTTCTGTACTCGTCAGATGCCCTTCCTGTTTTCATCTCTCCGTCATCAGACTTGCCACTGTAAGGCTTGCCCGTGATAGGGGAATTAACAGGCTTTGAAAGTTCCTGCTCCCTTCTTTCTGCTCTCTGCTGACGCTCGATGGAATTGGTAAGTTCCTCGATTTCAGCCTCCATCTTAGTGTAGGTCGCATTGTCCTCTGCGGATAAGTTACCGTTCTTATCCTCGTGGGAATTTACAAACTCTTTAGCCATCTCCCACACCTTGGCTCTCTTGTTGATAAGTTCCTGTACTGTCATAGTTGTTTCCTCCTATAAAAACTTTTTCATTAAGTCAAGCCTGTCTCTGACTTCGTCAGCAGACCGACTGCCATCGGGTTCTTCCATTGGGATCTCTGCCTGCAAACCCTGTTTTGTCTTAGGCTTACGGTAGTGACGCTCCAACTTATTGAGCAAAGCGTTATTTGTTGCTTTGCGTGAAAAAAGCATCGAGTGTACGGAGTCTTTCTTTTTCTCCTTCTCGGTGCTTTCCTCTTCCTCATCGGGTTCTTCTTCAGTTTCTTCCTCGTCCGGCTTTTCCTCTTCGGTCTCCTCTTCCTCTTCTTCCTTCTCAGGCGGGAAGGCATCCCTCGTGATAAGTCCGTCCGCAAATCCAAGTTCAATGGCCGTATTCGCATTCATCCAAGTCTCGGCATCCATAAGATGTGAGAGCCTTGCCCTCGAAAGACCTGTCTTTAACACATAGGCATTGATGATACTTTCCTTTACCTCATCAAGCATCTCGATAGCCTTCTGCATCTCTGCATGGTCACCCATCGCAATGGTTGAAGGGTTATGGATCATCATCATTGAAACGGGGCTCATGTATGTCTTATCCCCTGCCATCGCAATGACCGATGCAGCCGAGGCTGCGATACCATCAATCTTTACTGTCACGGTACCAGGGTAGTCTCGCAAAAGATTGTACACTTGGGCGGCCGCTATGCAGTCACCTCCGGGCGAGTTGATCCATACCGTGATATTCCCAGAACCACGGTACAACTCATCCTTGAATAATTTAGGAGTGATGTCATCATCAAACCACGATTCTTCCGCTATAGCCCCGTCAAGATACAGCGTTCTTTCGGAAGGTTCGTCTTTGGTTGGTATCTGATTCTTCCACTTCCAAAACTTCTGATTCTTCATCGGATTCCTCCTTTCCAGTCTGTCCGGCAAACAATCCCGCATCTTCAAGTTTGGTCATGTTGCCGTTTATGAGATATAAATCCCCACCGAGTTCAGCAGGAATCTTATCCAGGTTTTCAAGTTCCCTTATGTCATTTGCCGACATCCAGCCGTTCTGTCTTGCAGTCGCATAGCCGTTCATTCTGCTCTGGTAATCACCTCGCAGGAGTCCCTCGACATTAAAACGGATAAAGTATTGTTTCTTCTCCTCTTCAGTAAAAAGCCTTCTGAACATTGCTTGCTCCAACCGTGTCAACCACGGACGGAGTGTGTACTGCACGTACTCAAGAGACTGCTGTTCTATGTTGGAGTATGTTGCTCCTTCAAGTGATGCAATCATATGAGGTGGCACTCGGAATATCCTGCATATCTCCACAATCTGAAACTTCCTTGTATCAAGGAACTGTGCCTCGGATGGGTTGATGGATATCGGAGTGTATTTCATACCCTCTTCAAGTACGGCCACCTTATTGGAGTTTGACGAACCACCAAAGGTCTGCATCCAGCTATCCCTTACCTTCGCCGGGTCTTTCAAGATTCCCGGATGCTCCAAGATACCACTCGGAACAGCGGAGTTCGCATAAAACTTGGAACCGAATTCTTCGGCTGCAATCGAAAGTCCGATGCTCTGTTTCGCCATTGCAATAGGGCTATAGCCTACGAGACCGTCAAAAGACAAACCGGGGATATGAAGTACATCCTCCGGCTGTAAAATAACCGTCTGATTCTTATTGGTCTGCGGGTCATCCGTACTCAAGGTATACTCGTAATACAGATGTCTGTTCTCATCCCTGTCCACTTTCATGCGGTCAGGCATCAGCGGATAAAGACCCAAGACCTCACCCTTGCCGTTCCTTATGATCTGGGCATAAAAATTACCCCATAGGAGCAGGTGCGTTAAAGCCACTTCAAAGAATGAATAGGCTGTCATCTCACCGTTTGGCTCGTCATGGAGTAATCTGTATAAAGGATGTTCGATTGCTTTTTCCTTACCACCGTCAGAATTATATCTATAAACATGAAGTGGCAGGCTTGCTACCGACTCTGATATAACTCTGACACAGGCATACACAGCGGATGTCTGCATGGCCGTGCGTTCATTTACCCTCTTCCCGGATGAACTCATGCCGGGGAAGAATGCATACGCACTGCCCGCTGTTCTATCCTTGGGTGCATCTCTCGACCTAAAAATGCCACTGAATATTCCCATCTCAAATTCCTCCTATTCCCTGGTTGATGCCTTCTTTTATGACAATCAATCCAATCAGTAATAAAATCATTTCGTTTCACCTAAAAAACGAGAAGTCCACGGCTATCGTAAACACTCTCGCTTGTTGTATTGCCACACCGTATTGCCCTATCAAGAGCCATGATACAGGCGATGGCACCATCTATCTTTTCAGTTGATTTTGCTTTATCAGCTTTTATATTTCCGGCAGGATCCTGTCGGATGTATATGTTATCCATGTTCCAACGAAGAACCGGGTGTCCGCCATGTGCTATCTTTTCTTCAAGTACAAGTTTCATGAGTTCCTTGGTAGGTGGGCTCATGCTTGCAAAGCCCTGCCCCATAGCCACTACTTCAAAACCCATACCTTCGAGGTCTTGCACCATCTGGGTAGCCCCCCATCTATCGAAAGCTATATCACGGATGTTGTATTTCTCTCCGAGTTTCTCGATGAACTTTTCAATAAATCCGTAGTGAACAACATTTCCTTCGGTTGTTTGAATGTATCCCTGCTTTGCCCATAAATCATAATTAACATGATCCCTTTTTACTCTTAGGTCGAGTGTCTCTTCCGGCACCCAGAAGTATGGAAGTATGATGTATTTATCATCCTCATCCTGGGGTGGAAAACACAAACAGAATGAAGTAAGGTCTGTTGTACTACTTAAATCAAGTCCGCCATAACAAACCCTGCCTTCAAGTTCTTTTTCATTAACAGGGAATGCACATTTATCCCACTTATCCATAGGCATCCATCTGACTGCCTGCTTAACCCACTGATTAAGTCTTAGCTGTCTGAAGGCATTCTCTTCAGCCGGATTCTGCTTTGCTGAT